TTCTACCTTGGAGTTCGTTGACTTTTATAATACCGGTCATGCGAGGTCTCCGAATACTACAACGTTAACTATATTTAAATCAGCAACAGCAGGTAGAGTTGTACCGCTATTAATGTGAGCTACTTGTGTTACACCTCCACTTGTTAGATGAGTGGCTATATCAGGATCTCCGGGGTATGGACATGGCGTCCAGTATGCGCCGGTATCTTGACTAGCGCCTACTGTTAACCATACATCGTCTGCCATGTTATTTGTAAAAGTGTATGTATTTGTACCGGTCGAAGTATCAGTAATTCCTGATATATTGAAACTTTTGTGTGTAGTTTGATCGTCTTGCCTCAAACTAAAATATGCCTTTGTAGTTTGTTGCTTAGTCAGTGTAACTGGCCCACCAGATATATTTTGTATAGTATTGATATTTAATTGACTCATACTACACTCCAATATCCATTTACGGTTAATGTGACACCACTATCAACCGTAATAGGTCCAGCAGACATAGCGTTGTCTGCAGAATCAATGGTGTGATTTGCTGATAGGTTTTGATGATTTACTCTAAAAATATTTTGTTCATAACCAATTGCTGCAGAATCAATACCACCGCCACCAGCTGCGGTAATTACTGCTGCATCAATAGTTGCTGGTAAACCGGTTGTAGTAAAATTACCTGATACCAATCTTGCTTTTGATTCTGCCATTTATACCAACTTAAAGTAATTAAATCTAAATGATGCCGCGAATGTAATAAAAGTCTGACCGTCTGCAGTTGATTCAAATTGAATATCACCAAGAGATGTTGGGATACAATCCAAATATCTTACTTGTTTTGTTTGATTATTGTGACTTGAAAGAATTGACAATGTTATATCTGCATAGGTTGGTGTGCTTGTATCTGTGGCGATATTTCCTCTACCGCCGGATCCCATATTGTTATTTATAAGACGTAAAATCCAATTATACATTTCTGAATATGCATTTAAATTTTCATCTAGAAGAATATTTGTAGATAATTCATTAAACGTAAGTGACTCACCTGGGATAGGTAACCCAGCGAGCCGAGGTATTCCCAACTCAACTGGATTCATAATCATACCAGGGTGTGTAACACTTTGACAGAAGAATTCTAGATTAGGATAGTTTCTTCTATCAATAACTAACTTAAAACTGGTAGGTTGTAAGTAGTTAAAATTTTCTGTTAAAGTTGCCATGTACTATTTATACGTTTTTCAAGTTAAAAAAGAGGCAGCCGAAGCTGCCTCAGTTTATTATTTTTATTATTGTCGTTACTAAGCGAGGATGTTGTCCACGCGGAAGATACGATAGTACTGGTTACGCTTATTGGTAGCAGCAGGAATATCGTTTTGTGGAGCCGTTGATGCGGCTGTTGTCACGTATGGGTTGACTTGCATACCATAGCGTGTCTTAAAGCCAATCTTCGGCTGGAAGGTGTCCTCACCGACCGCACGTACCATTGTCAATGGAACGTATGGGCAATAGAAGAGACCTGCGTCATATGGGTTTGTACCCTTATAACCAACTGTGACATAGTCAGTAGTTGCATATGGGTCGATGTAAACGCGGGTACGACCGTTCAGTACACCAGCGAAGGTGTTACCTGTGTCATCAACATTCAAGTTGGTTGACAATGCAGGTGTGTAGTCGAGCATGCCTGAAGCAGAAAGGACAGAAGCAACATCTGAAGAACAGATGATGAAGTTGCCTTTACCGCGACGGGTTTCTTTAGCAATTACGTTTGATTCACGCTCGATCTGTACGATCAGACCCTTGAACTTTTCAACTGACCAACGACCATCTGCATCTGTTGACAAGTCAAAGATACCGTTAAGTGCTGTGTTAGAAGTAGAAGCACCAGTTTTAGCTTGGCTGTTAACAGTACGGATAACTTCACGGTTGATTTCAGCCATGATTTCTGTTGAGAGAATGTTAGCCAGTTCTGTTTCAGCGTCCAGACCATGAATAGCTTTCAGGTCTTGAGCTAGTTCCAGCGAGTATTCAGCTTTCAGTGCACGGCTCTTGGCAGTGACTGTAGCTTTCTCGATGGTGAAGCCCATTTCAGCGAAGTCAGAAGCAGGCGCGGCACCAGTTGAACCCAGGCCTTCAGCGTCTGCCAATGGCATAGCTGTACCGTAGTCTGGACCTGTACGATCGTTGTCGATGCTTGAGTCAGAGTTAGAATCGGTCAAGCCTGCAAGACCTGATGGTCCTTGAGCCTGTGTAGCACCTGAATCGCCTGAGAAACCAGTGATGGCTTCGTTGAATAGTGCTTCGTCACCGTCAGTTGCACCCGAACGAGTTGTCTCGTAGGTTGACTTCATTGCGAAGATCAAACCGGTTGGGC